GGTGTAGATACTGAAAGCGAAAATAAATTTACATTAAGAATAGACGGTGTGTTTAATTCAGAGTTTTGTAAAAAATTAGGATTAATAGACGGATATATTTGGACCTCACAATATAAGAGCGGAACTAAACTTAAAGATATACAGATTTTTGAACCTGACGAACGGCCTTAACTGATAAGTATTAGTATGAAAAAACTTGAAGAACTTTTGAATCTGCCTGCAAGTAAAGAACTTATCAAGGCAGAAGAAAAAAAGAAGCAAAAAGCTGCCAACGAAAAACCTGATACATTTTTACGTAGCATGGAAGAATTTGACAAAATTTCAGCTAGCTTGCCCGCAGTCAAAGGACTAGGTGATGCCGCTGATTCAGAATTTGACGCACTAGCGCAACGTGCCACTGATGCCTACGACGACCTAATGGATCTAGGTATGAACGTCGAAGCACGTTATAGTGGTCGTATTTTTGAAGTAGCAGGCGGTATGCTTAAGAACGCTATTGACGCTAAAGCCGCAAAAATAGACAAAAAACTCAAGATGATTGAACTACAGCTAAAGAAAGCTAAACTTGATCAAGATGCTAATCAAGAAGACAATAGTGTTAATATCCAAGGTGATGGCTTTATTGTAGCAGATCGCAACAGTTTGATCGAAAGATTAAAGAATATGAAATAAATACAATACTGGGATTACACAATGAAATCATTTAAACAATACGTCATCGAAAGCAAACAAGTTTACGAATTTAAGATTAAAATCGCGGGCGATTGCCCTAAAGATTGTGCCGCAACTATTAAAGAAGCGTTAGCACAATATAAAGTTGAATCCTGCTCAGATGGCAAAACTACCCCTATTACAGAAAAACAAGTTGACTTTCCAAAATTAGAAAACGTTGGTGTAACTATTTTTGATGTAACAGTAAGTTATCCAACAAATACTGTAGCAGTTAGAGAAGCAGTTGCTAACAAGTTAAAAATTGTTCCAGCAAATATTCGTGTACGTAGTTTGAAAGAAGAAGAAGAGCTTGCTCTTAACCACGAACATGATGATCTTTCAGGTGACGCACTTTTAGAAAAACCACTTGAAGAAGTAGATGGACAATCGTTAGTTGGCGACAAACAAGTAATGAGCTTGCTTAGAGAGTTAGGCTCACATACAAAAAAATTAACACAATACAAGGGTGTTAATGAAAAGATTTTAGCAAAGAAAGCCCCGAGTGAAAAAATTGTCAAAGCAGAAAAAATAAAAATATCTGCTAAGAGTCCGCTTGGTAAGGTTTCAAATCCAGATCCAAGAAAAGGAAAATAATATGAACTTTCAAGACTTATTAACAAAGATAAAATCAATCGACGAAGGCAAAGTTGATGAATGTGGCGGAATGGGAATTATGCCGTTGGGCGGAATGGGGCACGAAGCTCCTAAGCAAAGCGATTCAGTAACTATGAATGTTAGTATGAACGGCAGTGGCGCCGGTGGAATCCGTGATTTATTAAATGTTCTTAAAGATATCCAAGACGGTCCAGAGCATGAGCCACAACACGGACATAGCAGCGAAACTGATATTTTGATCGGCGAACCAGAAGAAGAATCATACGAAGAAGATGTAAATGATGGCGGGTTTGGTTCAGCTACTACAAATCCGGACGAAACCACATTAAATATTAATTCAGTATTACCAACAGGTGATGACATGCACAGCAAGGGTGGCGAAGCTGAGAAAGTTAATGGCGGTGGAAATCCAATGGGTGTTTCAGAGAGCCTAGTTAAACAACTAGCCGCACATTACGAGCACGTTAAGGGTCGTTAATATAATTTCGTCAGCAGTATCAAAAGCACTCTTAGGGGTGCTTTTTTTATGTAAATAAGCATATGGCAAAATCACTTGACGGCGTATTAACCAAAAAAGCGCATACCACTGAACGCTTCTCAGAAGAGCAGATTAAACATCTGCTTGCCTGTGCTGACCCTAAAACTGGTTACTTATATTTTGCTAAACATTTCTTTTACATACAACATCCTGTCAAAGGCAAGATGTTGTTTCAACCATACGAGTATCAAGAAGGGTTGCTACACAGTTATCATGACTTTCGATTCAATGTGAACATGCTGCCACGCCAAAGTGGCAAGACTACATGTGCGTCGGCATACTTGTTATGGTATGCTATGTTTCACCCGGATCAAACTATTCTAGTTGCTGCACACAAATACACAGGCTCACAGGAAATTATGCAGCGTATTAGATACGGATATGAATTATGCCCTGATTATATTCGTAGCGGTGTTGTAAACTATAACAAAGGGTCAATGGAGTTTGATAATGGATCAAGAATTGTATCGGCTACTACAACTGGCAACACTGGTCGTGGTATGTCAATTTCCCTACTGTATTGCGATGAGTTTGCATTCGTTCAACCAAATATCGCCACTGAGTTTTGGACTTCAATATCCCCGACACTAGCAACTGGTGGACGTGCGATTATCACAAGTACGCCCAACAGTGACGAAGATACATTTGCCAACATTTGGAAAGAGTCACAGGACCTGTTTGACGAGTTTGGTAGTGAGCGAGAAGACAATCTGGGTCGCAACGGTTTTCACGGATTCAGAGCAGAGTGGCACGAACATCCTGATAGAGACGAGAAATGGAAATCTGTTGAGATGGGTCGCATCGGCGAAGAACGTTTCCGTCGAGAATACGGTTGTGAGTTTTTGGTATTTGATGAAACGCTGATCAACAGTATCAAGCTAGCAGAAATGACAGGCAAAGAGCCTCAATTTAAAATGGGACAAGTGCGTTGGTATAAAAAGCCAACACCGGGAAACACCTACTTGGTAGGGTTAGATCCCAGTTTAGGTACAGGCGGCGACTACGCTGGTATACAAGTATTTGAATTGCCCAGTATGGTACAGTGCGCAGAGTGGCAACATAATTTAACTATTATACAAGATCAAGTTAAAATCTTTAGAGATGTAATTAGATATATCCAGGACGAAATAAGCCAAGATTACTCCAACAGCATCTACTGGAGTGTAGAAAACAACACCTTAGGTGAAGCCGCACTAGTGGTAATTGCTAACCTAGGCGAAGACACATTTCCAGGATTATTCCTTAGCGAGCCAGTTAAAAAAGGACATGTACGTAAATTCCGTAAGGGATTTAACACTACACATGGCAGTAAAATATCAGCATGTAGTCGATTAAAATACTTTATTGAACAAGATCAAATGAAGATTAACAGTAAAGCCTTGCTAAGTGAACTTAAAACGTTTATTGCAGCGGGTGTGACCTATAAAGCAAAAACTGGACAACACGACGATTTAGTGTCAGCGTTATTATTAATTGTACGTATGACTGTAGTACTAGCAGATTGGGATCCTGCGGTATTTGCTAAACTTGCCATAGAATCCTCATTAGACGAAGACTGGCAAGCACCCTTGCCCATATTTGTTTCCTCAAACATCTGATAAATATACTATGGAATCTAATTTAGACAAAATTGCGCTTGACCTCTACGGTAAGATACAAACCCGCTTTCCTAACATACAAGTTGGAAACGAATCCGGGGACGTTATCACTAGAAAAAAAGAAATGAACCAAGGTCGATTCTTTGAATTTGAATACAAGGAAGATGGCGAGTCATTAGGCACTATTACAATTACACTCGATGAAGATGACGGTATCGTAGTACAACTTGCCGGTGATTTAGTGGATAAAAAACACCCACGTTGCGGTGAATTTTTAAAAGGTCTTAGAATATTTGCCAAGAAACGTCTATTAAAATATGATGAACAAAACATAGGTAAGGACAGCTTAGACAAGCGTGACTACCATTATCAATCAAAGCCCAAGGAAGAACCAGTTATGCCACAAGCACCTATAATGGAAAATAAGATGTATGGTAATGCTCGCATGAGCTATCAAGACCTAGGTGAAGCAAGACTAGTTGTTAAACATAGTCAACCAGTTAATTTAGATTTAGCTGCCGGCCGCACAATGCACATTGACAGCATTTATATTGAAAATGCTCAAGGCGAACGCTTTCGTTATCCTTACAAACATTTGAATGGTGCTCGTGCTCTAGCAGAACATATCAAGCACGGCGGTACTCCTTATGATAGCATTGGCAAACACATCAGCAGTTTATCAGAAGAACTAGCAAGTCTACGCAAATTTAAAGGTTATGTTAATCGTCAAGCACAAGTAAGCGAAGCAATGGGCAATGTAACTGATCGTGTATTAGATCGCATTGACCAAATTAAAGAAACAATTCATAAATTACAGCGTCCAGCATACTACGAATCATTTGTAGAATCATTTGAAGAACAAGAAGAATTAATGATCCCGGAAGAGATTAGTAATGATCTAATCGATCGGTTGACTATTCGTACATTTAACGAAGATTTAAAAGCAGTGTTCCCATACATTTATAAATTTGTTGATGAATCAGAATTACCAGTATTAGAACTTAATGCCGAAGACCTAGTTGATGAATCATTTAGAACTGAGGCGGCAATAAAAACAGATTGGCATCAGCGTTACAAAGAACATAAAAAACGTCACGATGATCATTTTAACAGTGACGAGCCTGATGAAGATTCTGCTGCAAAAGCAGGCAAGTCAGCTAGACATGCGGCCAAACAACATGAAATAGAAACAGGTAAAAAGATCCCTGGAGCAGACGAGTTTGACATGTATGAAAGTTTAGATCCAGAACTGGCATTTGAATCTTTTATGGATTCGATTGTAACCGAAGATGATCAAGATGAATACGGTCAAGGAATCTTTGACCATAATCCAGATGTTAAGCAGGCTAACCTAAAAAAAGTAAATCAAATATTTTCCGCTGATAAACTAACCCCAGGTGTTGCTGGTATTAATCTAGAAGAATTAACTAAACTAATTCCTTTACCTGCGTTTATTGCTAAAATTGAAGAACTAAAACAAATTACAAAAGACAGCACTGATAAAGATGTAACAACTACTATTGAAGTTATGTTAACAGAATTAGCTCAGGATAACGAAGAGCTTGCTGAAATTTTACAAAACGGTCTAATTGATTTTGGTGGCGACAGCGGCGAAGTAGGCGGAGCAGATGTTGCTCCAACACCAGCACCTGCGGCTGCTCCAACACCAGCACCAGCACCTGCGGTTCCGCCAGAACCTGTGCCAGAAGTGCCACCAGTTGCGCCACCAGCAGGTGCTCCAGCAGAACCGTTACCCCCAGAAGTGCCAGCGGCACCGATTGCCGAAGGTGAAGAAGATGACGCACCGTGGCACAAGCATACTCCGCACGATGCTCCAAAGAACACATTTAAAAAGCCAATGAAGCCTGGCGGTGAAAAAGATCGTTTGAAAGCACTAATCCATAAGGCAATCAGCAAAGGTGCTACAGGCGACCACACTATGGATTTGGGTCCAAGAGAAATCAAATTACATGACGCAATCAAAGAGTGCGGCATGGATCCTACAGAGTTTGGATTAGAACCAGAAGTAAATGGCACTGAAGAAATGATCAAATTTATTAGCGGATTCTATGATAAAGAATCTGGAGCATTTCCGTTGGGCGCAATGCGTATTAAGATCAAATTAAAGAAAGCGGCTGAAGATGGCGCATTTGGTGATGTCGCAGAAGATGAATTAGGAAAAGTATTAAAGTTCATTGACATGAAAGATCCGGGCGCAGGCAATGCTGACCATGAGCAACATGCTATTTTACGACTAGCCGGTGTTTCGCATAATGATCGTACAGTTGACGAAGAGGGTCCAGATTTTTCTAATATGATGAAAGGTATGGGCGGTGATGTTAATTCGATGTTTAATCAAATGAAAGCAACTCCTGGCGCAAATGTTACTAGCACATCGTCTAGTTCTGGCAACATGGATGCTGAACAGTTTGATAAACTGCAACAACTAATGAAACAGTTTCAAAACGCAAAATTAAAAATTGGTGATCAAGAATTTGGTGTAGATACCCTGAATGACCCGGACAAGATGGGTCAACAAATACAAAAAGGTATTGGCGGTATATTCCAGGGGCTTCAAGGGCAAGTTCCTAACCAGAATGTACAACTGCCAGGTAACAGCGGTCAGTTTAACCCACAAGATATGATGAAACATATCATGTCGTTGATGCCCAAAAACTAATAAATAAAAAAAGGATAACGAATATGTCACAATTCAACGGATTATTAAGAAAATATATTGATATGGTTAATGAGGCAGGAAACACACTGGGTGCACCTGTAGGGCTGGGAGCACCAACACCACCAGCTGGACAAGAATGGTACGATGATAACGGCACTAATAAATTACGTCCTATTGCTGCACCAGCACCAGCACCAGCACCAGCA